TGACGCCGTACGAATTCAAGAAGCGAGATAACAACCGCAACCTGATTTACATGTGCGTCGTCGATAGGACGACGTACGTCGAACAGACGGTCGAGGCAATCAAGAACCGCGAAGTCAGTCTACCCTATGACGACGAGACTCTGGCTTGGGTCGCGCATGAGTGGTGCTCCCTGACCTCCAGCGCCGAGAAGGACGAGAAGGACAACCGCCCTAAGCGCGGGCAAACGCTCACCAAATACGGGCGGGATGGTGACGACCACGCATTCCATGCTCTCCTGTACGCCATGTTGGCTCGTGAGATAGACGACGGTGGCGGTGTGCCGGAGATGCAGACCTTCGGTGCGTGACCATGAACCAAGCCCAAGCAGACCTTCTGGTCTGGTCGATGTGCGGTCTTGTGGTGGTCATCCTTATCGTCATAAACCACCTTCGACAACGACTCGGTAGATGGGTGAAGACTCTCTCGTTATCGCGGCTATCTCGGCCATCCACGAGGACGTCCGCACCATCCGAGATAACCACCTCGCCCACATCGCCTCCGACATCGAGGAAATCAAGGTCAAGCAAGCCGAACAAGGTGCGTCCATCGAAGACCTTCAGGCTTTCAAGTCCCGCCTCATGGGTATCATTTTCACGCTTGCGGGGTCGGCACTTGGGGTGGGCGCGCTGGCGTTCTGAGGTGAGGCATCATGGGAAAGGAAGACGACACGTTCAACGACCGCATGGTGCGTCGCACCGTGCTTCCAGCAATCTACCTGTGGCTTCTCGCGTCAGGCGCAGTCGTAGGCATGGGCATCTTCTCACCGGACGTCGTGCTCGCAAATCTCGACGGTTTCATCGCACTCATCGCCATCATCGGCGGAACGGCAGGTCCAGCCCTGAGCACGATTCTGCGAATGTGGGAGAGCGAGCAGACCAGCGAGACGGCTGAGTTTCCCCTTCAGTCTGTGCACGACCGGGAGCGTGACGTTGCGGAACACGCTCACCAGATGCACATGGAGAAGGAGTTGAAGGTGCCGTGGAGCGACGACCTTCGTCCCCCTGCCGATGAAGAGTGACCGTCACGGTTTTGAACCATAGGGTTCACAGACGAGACATGGCGGAGCGTAGGCGTTTCCTTGACCGGTTCCGACGGGCCACCCCAGAGCCCGAGGTTAAGGCCACCCACGACCCGTACGCCATCGACACGAAGGCTCTCGCATCCCTGTCCAAGATTGGGGCGATGACCCACCCCGCTGGGCAGTCCAAGAAGGGCGTGTCTCCCGATGTCGACTACAAACTCCTACGGGCCATCAGCCTCAAGTCAGAAGTGGTCGCAGCCATTCTCCGACGCACCGTAGATGACGTGCTCGGCAACGGCTACCGCTTCGACCTGCGCGAGGGCGTGGACTCAGGCAACGAAGCCGACCTTGAGCGGCTGAGGGCGTTCTTCAACACACCCAACCCAGAGGACATGGGCGATGAATGGCTCTCCACTCTGGTCTATGACCTGACGCTGTTCGGTGACGCGTACCTTGAGTTGGACGGCTCGGCCGACCGGTCCGTCGGTGACGTCGGTGAAGACTGGGTGTATGGGGGCAACCTCGTGTCCATCTGGAACGTGCCTGCGGACACCCTTCGCATCATCCCCAATCAGCGCCTACCGGACCCACCTGAGATGGCCTATGAGCAGAAGATTGACCGCCAGACGCGACGGTTCGCGGCGAACAAACTGTTGCACATCAGCACGTACAGACAGGGCCGTGGCTATGGCACCAGTCCACTCATTCCTCTGCTTCAGACCATCGCTGGTCAACTCAACCTGAGCAACTACATGAACGAGATGTTCACCGGTACGCTCCCCAAGACCATTCTCAACGTGGGCGACATCAGCAACGCTGAGATGAAGACCATGCTGGCCATGCTGGAACAACAGTTGAGTGGGGGCAAGTCCCCCTTCGGGCTGGTCGCAGTCAACGGCGGCAGCGGTTTCCAGACGCACCGACTCATCGACTCAGTCAAAGACGGGCAGCACCTCGACCTGCTGTACTACTACCGCGAGCAGGTGTGCTCCGTCTTCGGCATCCCACCCATGAAACTCGGCTGGGTCCAGACCGGGAAGATGAGCAACCCGGAGCAACAGTTGGAAGCATGGTACGACGTGGTCGAATCCTATCACCACCGCATCGCGGCTATGGTGAACAATAGGCTGCTGCCCCTACTGGGCATCCGCGACTACATGTTCACATTCAACACCATTCGACCATCCAAGGAAAAGACGATGGCTGAGGTTGTCCGCTCCCGCGGAGCGGCAATCGCTGCCCTGCGGCAAGAAGGCGTCATCAGCATCAATGAGGCACGCACCATGCTCGGGTATGAATCGCTGGAAGAGCAGGAAGCGTCGGACCCATTCTACCTCAGCCCCAAACTGGCCATCAACCGGGGCGCTAATCAGCCCGACCCAGAAGAGCCCACGGGACCAGAGGAGCGAGGCGTTCCTGAGGAATTGTGGAGGAATGGCTTCTGAAAGCAGGAGTCGTCAACCCGGGCGTGTTTCGCCGCATAGGCACCGCGTTTGAATACCTTGGTGCGCAATTCAACCCGGGCTTTGACCGGGCCATGCAACAGGAGTTGGCGGACTTAGTGCTGAAGAAGGCGAAGGATTTGGTTCCGGTCAGAACCGGTGCACTCAGAGGCAGCGGTCGTACGGCAGTCACCGCTGACCGGAAGGGCGTCGAAGTCCGATTCGGCAACACGGCAGTCGCATACGCAAGGGTCGTTGAATTTGGCCGCGTTGCATTCGCCCCATTCCCCGCTCGTCCATACGTGGGCCCGGCGCTGGCCATGGTCTCTCGCAAGGTTGACTTGGCCGCCAAGAAGAAGGTCGACCGAGTGGTCAGGGCGAACATCAAACGGAGGTATGAGTGATGGAAAACAAAGCGCTGTCTGCGGCAGTCAAGAAGGCTCTGGCAAAGAAGGCTGAAGACCATAACAAGAAGGTGGGCGACGTCGCATCCAAACGCACGAGCGCACGTACGCTCGGGGCAGTTTTCCGCAGGGGCGTTGGGGCCTACAACACCAATCCCGGCAGCGTGCGGCCATCGGTGACTTCCGCAGACCAATGGGCATACGCCCGCGTCAATTCGTTCCTGTACTGTCTCCGCAACGGCAGGTTCCGTAGCGGCAAGCACGACACCGACCTCCTGCCGAAGGGGCACCCGCAGTCATCTAAGGGGAAGAGCATTGACGGGGTCGAAACCAAGGCGCCGAAGACCCACTTCCCGAAGCGTGGCGAGGACAAGCAGGTGAGCCTACGCAACTCAAACTACCCGTTGTTCCCTATCGGCTACGCGAAGAAGTTGAAGGCCGACGACCCAGACATCTGGCGCAAGGGGGGCAACATCTTGGGCAACACCCAATTCACCCGACTATCGAAGGTCGTAGGCCAGAGTGGAGCAGTCAAGACGTCAACCGACGAGAAGGCCGTCCGCCTCCGCGAGGCGTGGGCCGCCCGCCACCTCAAGGACCACCGGCTCGCCGGAGTGGTCGCTCAAGTCAAGTGGCTGGTGGTTGGCTCGCGTGGTCTCAGCCACATGAAGCAAACCATCAACGAAGCCCGGAAGAAGAAGGGCATGGACCCCATCGACTGGGACGACGAAGTCTGATATAGGTCACGGTCTGGTCTCGGACCATGGTCGGTCGGCACGAATGGTCACATCGAAGGCACATGCGCAAGATGCCTACGTGGGTCATCGAGTTTCTACTGGCCTATGATGGACCACCAAAGCCAGCCAAAGTGTTCGTCTCAATGCTGATTGGTGAGTCCGTCGCAAGAGGGCGCGTCGTGCGCGGTATCGACTCCTTGCAGCCCACCTCAATCGTTAGCGTCCTCAAGACGCTGGGCTACACGAAGGTTGAGGAAACCAAGGCTCGCGTAGTTTGGGCACCACCGTCATAAACCGGGTTGCCGCTCACAGCGACCATGAGCATTCTCGACAATGCCGTAGTGGTCGATGAGGCCACGTTTGATTCGCGTGAAGGACAAGTCCACGAGGCAGTCATCGAATACCGCTTCCACGCACCGTTTCAGGTGTCGAAGGAACACAAGCCCGACCACGACGAAGACGACGTAGTGGTCTATGGCCCGGTGTACGTGGGCGACCCGGACATGCTCGACCGTCACAAAGAATTGGTGGCGCCAGACGCCATCATGCAGTCGTGGGACACCTACAGCAAGAACCCAGTCATCCTGTACAACCACAGGAAGGACTACGGCGTTATCGGCCTCATGGAAGCGGTGGAGATGGGTGACTATGAGAAGCCCGATGGAACCAAACTGAAGGCCGTGTTTGGTCGTGCCCGAATCGACTCTGGCGAAAAGGACATCACCCGCAAGATTCGCAAGGGCATGCTTCGCGCATTCTCCATTGGCTTCATCGCCAAGGCGGCTGTGAAAGAAGGCGTGGACGACGACGAGGCATACCTCCGGTTCACGAAGATTGAATGGATTGAGACCAGCGTGGTCGACATTCCAGCCAGCCCCAACGCCCTGTTCGACATCAGCAAGTCGTTGGTGTCCTATGACGGTGCGAAGCACGTCATCGCAGTCGAAGAGCGTGACGACTCCTACGTCATTGAGTTTGGGAAGTCCGAGATGGCCGACGAACCCGGCTCCCCCGCTGAGGAAGTGGAGCGCTCGTACGAAGAGGAAGTCATGGACTTGCTCGACGCCGTGGAGGACCTTCAAGCCACACTGGACATGATGCACGCCACTATCGGCACCGTTAAGACCCATGTCGCCGAACCGAACGGCATGACCGAAACCGAGCACACCGAAGTCATGGAAGAATCCCTTGACGAGGAATTCGTCGACGTCCCGACCGAAGAGGTCGTGGAAATCAAGCACGAGGGCGGTGACGAAACCGTCCTTGAAGAAGAGGAATCCGAAGAGGCTGAGGAAGTCGCTGAGGAATCCGAAGAGGCTGAGGAAGTCCCCGAAGAGGAATTGTCCGAAGAGGGTGAAGCGAAGGAAGTCGGCGAAGTCGACATCTTGACCGAAGTCGTGTCTGCTCTGATGAGCGTCGAGACTG